AATGAACTCATGAATCCTCGTCCCGAACCCATAAGATATCGTCCTAAGCAAAAAGTGCCAAGAGGATTGAACGCCGCTGCGCGCCTCAAGTTTGAGCGTGGCAATGGCAGGTAATAGTTGGTCTCCACAAAACTACTCAACTCCCATTATGTACGATGGGTGGGAGTTTGATGACGTTGACTTTCTGATAGTTGCGATGGCAAAGGATGGCGTTCTTGCGCCAGAATTCTTCTGGTCTGATCCAAACAACAAAGAATTCTCAGGTTGCTATAAGGTTCGCGACTACCAAGTAAAGTTCAATCGGGTTGATGGACGATATGAGGGTTTTGCTTGCGCTCGATCTGTTGGTAAGACTGAACGCCAGAAGATCATGGCATTCACACACTTTTTCAGACGTGTTCGAGAGAACCTGCTCATTACCGCGCCAGAGCTTCTGCACCTCCTGCCACTTACAGATGCGATAGAGGGCTGGATAGATGGTGTTCGGGCAACGAGAGAGTGCCTAGATCGAGACAAGAGCAACAAGACCGGCTTTAGCCACCAACCATTCGGTGCTAAGTTTCGTGATGGAACGAGAATAATCGGACGAATCCCGCAGAGGGATGGTCGAGGAGTGAAGGGTCAGCATCAACCAGACCTCATGATCGAGGAGGCTCAAGATTACCCGGACGCCGGTTGGATTGAGGTCAATGAAACTATAGTTAAGGATCGTGAGGATTTCACGTTTCACTTTTATGGAGTGCATCGTGGTCAGCGCGGTGGTGGCTTCTCCAAGAGGGCCACGCAGGGACAGTTCAACATCAACGTGTTGACGGCGCTGATGCGTAAGGATTGGGACGCAGAACAAAAGCGAGCGGCGATTGCGACGTATGGAGGTACAGGCGCACCGGACTATCGACGTAACATTTACGGCGAACCAGGTGCCGCTTCAAGCCCAATGTTCGTCACTTCACGACTTATGGCTTGTATCGATCTTGATAGAGAGTCTGAATACAACGTGCAAATATACAGGGCGCAGAATATTCGGTGGGAAGACTTCATCCAAAATGGTTTACCGTTAGAGGATGTTATTGACATGCCTTCACGTCAATACAGCAAGGTTGTTGCTGGCATGGATATTGGACTCACAAATTCCCCAACCGTAATGAGCGTTTTTGCAGAGATAGAGTTTGGAAAAAAGCGACGACTTGCGTTGATACGCAGATTCAATCTTGAGCGGTTCTCGTCGAAGTATATTCGTCAACTCGTAAGAATCGTGTATGAGTGGTGTCCGACGATAGATGGAATCGGAATGGATACGACGGGACTGGGGTTCCCTATATTTCAGGAGCTTCAAGAGGATGAGTTACATCCATCTCCAGGCTTAGTGGAGAAGGCTCGCGGCTGGAAGTTCAATGAGAAGATACCCATGGGCGTTGATAAGAGTCAGGTTCGTGATGGCAAGGATGCTTTTGGCAGAAAGGTGACTGAGGACAATCAGGTTATGGTCACTGTGATTGAGGCAACTACACGCTACTTACGCGAGTGGGTTGATACTGGTTATGTTCTTTTGCCATTTGACACTGATGTTACAAACGATCTTCTCGCAGAAAACATTCAGCGCGTCCAGGCTACCGCATCGCTAACCGGATCAAAAAAGCCAAACGCCTTCCATATTCTTGACAGCTTCCGCATGGCAGCTTTGATCGACAAGCTCGACATCGAACAGCAGTCACAAGCATTCCAGCAGCCGGTTCTCGAACAAGCTATCGACATCCAGAACGGATGGAATGGTCATGTTTGATTTTGATCGTATTGCCAATTTGGTTGATGAGTTCAATGAATTTATGAGAGTAGACGTGCTTGATTTTAGGCTACCTACCAATGCCTCTGATATCGATGCTAAAACAAGAATCGAGATGTACGAAGATGCAATGATAAATGCGTCGAACATTGCCATTGATGTAGAGCATAGGCTTCATGGATTCATGATCCTCAAGGCTCACCTTTCAGTTGAGTGGTCTACAATAGAGTCGGGTGCATTGGCGAAGCTGTCGTATGGTAAATATGTTAGCGATAAGGCGAAGCTGTCGCCAGCGATCAATGATAACCGAGATTTGTACCAAACCATCAATCACGTAACAGCAACCGTTGAATGTGGCGTGCGCGCGATTACGCGACTTGAACTTTTACAGCGAACAGCAAGTCGTGTGATTGGGATAGGGTCTTGATAATCGCGTACATTACTGAATGAATACCTGGAGATGGTCTAAGAATGAACGAAGAATACGGCGCAATCGTCATCAATGACTCTGGCTTGCCGGATTCTGAAGTCTTGCCGGCCATTCGAGACCAGATTCCACAGGTGATTGCTGAACGATATTTAGAGATATCATCATTCAACTCAACATTTGGCGGTGGATTCTCTAGTCGTCAGGCAACACCGGCTGGTTTATTTGTTCGATCAAGTTACACTCGCCCACAGACCATTATCGAGGAAATGGAACTGGCAATTTCACTTGTTGATGAGGACGATGACGTTGGCTCAACCGTCGGAATGATCGAGAAAATGCTTTTCCAGGGATGGCGTCACCAACATTCAGATGAGCAGACGGTAATGTTGTTCGACAATATCGCTAAGAACTTGAAACTGAATGCAAAATTCAGAGAAATCACCAGGACGTTGGCAACGATTGGACAGTGTTATCCGGTAAAGGTTTTCACCAGGCAGCAGTTCAACAACTTCAAGCCCGGGCAAAATCCTAGCGTCGTTGCTCCGAACCTCATAATGCTCAACCCATTGTCAGTTAGGGTCGCATCTCTGAACGCTGATGGATCTCCAGTGCTTATTCAGGCTGTAGACGATCAAACGGACGCCTTCCTTCGAGCAATCGGTAGAGGGGCGTCTACGGGCACCGCGCGATCTGCCACGCAGAAGGTGAAGCAATCAGACAACCCTATCGCCGCAGCCCTATACATCGAAGAGTTTATTCCACCTACAGGAACAGTATCCTCTAATGATGACGCTCTACTTTCTGGCTTGAGCAAGGCGTGGTACTTGAACCCTAAGATGGTCACTAGGTATGCGCTGTCGTTCAATTCTTCAATATCGTCATATGCTCCAATCCCCCTAAAGCGAGTGTTTGGATTATGTGAGGCTAAGAGGCTCTTGAACCTCATGGACTATTCTCTCCTACAAGGTGGAATCAACTTTTTGATTGTCGTGAAGAAGGGTTCTGATAATCTCCCCGCGCTTTCAGAGGAGATTACCAATCTGCAGGCCATCGTTCAAACATCTGCACGTACCGGTGTAATGGTTGGGGATCACAGACTTAATGTTGAAATAATCACACCAAACCTTGAGGCAATGCTTTCTCCTGAACGCAGGAATCTGCTTGCTAAAAAAATCACAAGGGCAATACTTTGTCTTCCGGACACCGATTTTGGGCGCATCGAGGGTGGCGGAACGCCGGAGGCTGAGATAATTTCTGGGAATCTTACGGGCGACCGTGAAATAATAAATGACTTAATCCAACAGGATATTTATGATGAAACCGTACTTCGTAATCAGAGCACGTTTACAAAGGGTGCTCCTGGCCTGTGGTTCCCTCCAATCTCCATTGCTGGAAACCACTTCTTTGCAGATAATTTGTTGAAGCTTCGTGATCGTGGTGACATTCCTAGAAGCTGGGCTGTTGAGTTCCTTGGAATGAGCGCTGAAGCCGCTCAGGCTGAACGAGAGCGAGAGGTTGCGGCGGGATTCGATGAGGTGATGACATCTCAAAATGTTCCATCCACCGCTGCTCCTGGCGTGAATAATGGTCGGCCATCTACCGCTGATGGAGGATCTACTGGCACGAATCAAAACACGCCTGCCGCAGCACCTTCAAGCGGGGGAAATTAGTTAGTCGAGGACGCCGGATAATCAAGTATGATGTAGACAACTAACATGGCAGCGTTCAATGCGCTGGAAAGGTAGGCAGTAATAATGGGAGCACCAAGAGGAAATCAGAACGCATCGGGTTCGCGCAAGGCGAAGGGTACGCGCTATCAAAACATCAGCACAATGGTAACGTCTGTATTACAAAATGGGAATCCCCGAACGCTCAAGCCGAGAATGATTATTTCATTGTCTGATGATGACGTTCAGGAAACTATCGACGCATACGAAGACCCTGATCGAAATCCATTTAAGATCGGCCTCATTGAGACTGTTCCGGACGGAAGTCTTAATCATCCAGAAGCACCAGATGCACACAAGAAACTCAACCCAGAGCAGCTCAAAGAAATGGTGTCTGAGGGAACCATTGATGACATTGAGAGATTCATCCTGAGCCTGCCTGACACTGGGGGAATCCAGACTATGCACCGCGTTATGATTGATCTAGGTGATACGTTGAATAAAAAGCGTCGTCAAATCGTCGAAGACCTAGTTGATGCTCGCGCAGATGACATTTCAACAAATCAGCGCAAGATAAGCCGACAATATGAGAAACTCGTGGGGTAACAAATGGCACCGCTTGACAATAGAGATGTTCGAATCATGATCCCTCAAGTGCGCAGAGCGCTTGATCCTGGTGTTGCTTCTGCGTCGGCTGCAAGTTCGTATTCCGATGCAATGATCGCAGCAATCACGGCCGATGCTACGTCTGAATTGCTTATGTTGGGCGGCCCCATTTCCTTCCCCTTCACGTTGTCCATTGCTTCAGCAGATATGATCACCGGGTACCCTACTGGATGGTTTATCGATCCAGAGCCACCACTTGAGATTCAAGCCCTGATTTCATTACAGGCCGCTCTCGGCCAGGTATTCAATGAACTTCGCGGTTTGGTAACTACTGAAAAGATTGTCAATGAGGGTGGCACGTGGGAGTACACGAAGTCGGTTCAGATTTTGCGTGATAAAGTAGGTTTGCTTATTGCGCAAAGAGATACTGCTTTGAAGAACGCTATTCGTGTTGTTCCTGCGCTTGATTCAATATCCGATTTGGTTGCTTTTAGAGCGCCTACAATCGCCGCTAATATTGACGTGATTCAATGACCGAGCCTAATCTTGCAGGATTTAGAAATGCTCAGGTTCGCTTGGTTGAATATATGGGCGATGACATCACATTCATGTTCCCAGCTTCAGCGGTTGTATATACGCCCGGCACCGCAATCGATCCCCAGACTGGTCGCGCCCTTGATCCTAGCGTTCAGCCTCTTGCGCAGACGGCTATTGCTCCGATAGTTACTCGTGCAATGGTTGTTAGGTCTGGCCTCTCCCCCTCTCAGGCCGGAGAGGCTGACAAGCTTGGCGTCGTGGCAACTGGTGATTTGTGGTTGAGGATACCGCAGGGAACGTATGACACTACAATCTTGAACGCCGCTGCAATGTCGGTGTTTGGCGAGACATATTTAATCACGAGATTTATTCTTGGTGGCATGAATTCTGTTGTTGATCACATTGTTATTCACGGCAATCTTGCTGATGGTCTTGATACAAAGTCTCTCGCCGGGGGAAATATGACGCCCGTTGTTTCTGGAGCATTCTTGCAGGAAGCGTTCAATGCGACTTCTGGCCAGATCGTGTTTTCGACCTTATTCCCATTCACGACTGGAACAACTCAGGTTTTCGTTGACGGAATATTGCAATCAATGGGCGCGACATTCGATTACCTTGAGGGCATTCAGCAAGTTATATTCAACGATAATTCCATGGCCGCTGGCCAACGTGTTGTGATCGCGTATCAGCGATCAGCATAGTCCGTACATTACAAGTGAATGATTTTCTAGGACTAGGGAGCTTATTATGGGACGTACCAAGGTAGATTTGTATCAGCTTGATGATCAAGGCGCTCCGAATGGATACGTCATCACACTTGTTGGTGGAGTACCAGCGTGGGCATCTGACCCAAATGGTATGACCAACTCTAAGTTTATTGATGAGGAAAGCCCCTCTGGTGCCGTCAATAGCGCAAATGTGACGTTTGGACTTTCGTCTGCAGCAGTTACGCCTCAGAAAGTTCATGTATACCTTGACGGAATACGACTTATGTCTGGATCTGCGAACGATTATGTTCTCGGGATTGACAACCAGACAATCACAATGAACTATGCTCCTGCAACTGGTCAGAACTTTTTTGCAGATTATCGTGTAGCATAATTTATTGCTATTTAGGTTAGGTTTGGTCGAAAATGACCCAGACGCGGGTTCCAGAGACACAGATAAAGCCACCAACGGCGAGTGGTCACGTCTTGCTCCACGCATTCGCTGGAGCCGTTGATTGGGAATCATACGATCAGCTTGGCCTACTTGGATCTGCTACTGCCGCGTCTGCGTATGTCAGTAAATCTGGCGATACGATGACAGGTCAGCTTACTGTTAATCCTGGTGTTATTGCTTCAGCGTACCCCGTTGCTTCGGGGCAGTTGACTCACAAGGCTTATGTTGATTCTGCCATTGCCGCTTCTGCGGTTGGATTGAGTTCGGGCACTATAGCTTCCGCTTATCTGAGGCTCGCGGATGCCGCTTCGGCATATATAACTCTCACCGCAGCAGCCTCCGCATACCCAAAATTTTCCGCAGTAGCATCCGCATATATAACCCTAAGCGATACCGCTTCCGCGTATACAAGTAAGACTGACGCCGCTTCCGCCTACGTCAGTCTTACTGACGCTGCATCTGCGTATATAGCGAAAGAATTCTTTAATGCCAAGGGCGATCTCATTACCGCTACGGCAGACAACACACCTGCTATTCTTTCAGCTGGCGTGAATCTGAAAGTCTTATCAGCCGATTCTGCCGTAGCAGCCGGAGTCAAGTGGGATTACCCGGTTCCTCTCGGAGCTATGTTCGACACCGCATCAACTACATTACCCACGGGTTACAAGTGGTGTGACGGCAGTGCGATTCTCCGAACCACATATGCGGATGCCTTCGCTGCGATG